CGTTGGTGTTCTGCGTGGCCTTGCTCTCGAAGTCGAGCATGCCGTTGGTGGTGCCGGTGAGCGTGCCGCTCGTGAAGGCGCCGTTCAGCGGGCAGATGCCGTACATCGAGGAGGACGAGAAGGCGTGGTTGCCGGCGGGCGCGGCGCCCGACAGCACGTACGCCTCGAGGACCCGGTTGAAGCTGTTCATGAACGCTTCGGGGTACTTCTCGATCAGCTTCATCACGGCGAGGGGGCCGTTGTTCTGAGCGAGCTCGCGGTTCGGGATGGCGATGGCGGCGGCCAGGCGATGCGGCTCGACCTGCAGCTGCTCGGTCCGCTTGGTGCGGGTGGCGTTCAGCAGCTCGGTGCCGTTGTAGATGCCGCGACCGGTGGCGGGCGAACCCGTCATGAGGGCGCGCTCGATGTAGGAGCCGCCGTCCATGGACTGACGGACCCGACCGGCCTTGAAGAGGGTGTCCAGCAGGACGGTGCGACGCATGAAGGTGTCGATCAGCGGACCCTTCAGCTGGCGGAAGGTCGTGTTCAGGACCTCGGTAGAGATGGCCATGGTGGCCTCCAATAGATGCAGGTGGAAGAAAGTTGTCTCTCGTCTGGCCTGCCCTCTCCTGCTCGTCGGACCCGAAGGCTACCCGCTCGCTCAACCAAGGGTGCGCTACCAGCGATATACCAAGAGTACGTGAGACGTGTCAAGGAAAAGAAGAGCCCCCGCCCCGAGGAGCAACTTCCCGAAGCGAGGGCAGCGGTCAACGTGCCCCTCAGTGGAGCAACTCACCGGGTGGGGCATCGCTGCCGCTATCAACTTCAGTACAGGGGACTGAAGACCATGCAGAACACGTCGGCGTTCGACGCACCGGGGTCTACGGTGAGGGTGATGGTCAGCTGCCCATCCCCGTTGACGACAGCGCTCGCCACGGCTGCGGTGGCGTCTGTGGTGGCCTCGTTGATGGTGGCGAGCACCTTGGCGTTGGCGTAGCCCGCCCCGAGCTCGTGCGTTCCCGTGGTGCCGCCGTCGTTGACCGTCACGGTCACGGTGCGGGTCAGCATCTTGAGCTGCGAGGCACCCGGCTCGAGTCGCACCACGCCCACGGTGGCGCTGATGGACATAACGTAGCCCACGACGATGTTGGAGTCGTCCGCGCCCGACGGCTTGGTGGCGGTCCAGCCGCCAGCGGTCGTGCTCAGGTAGACGGGGTCGCCCACAGAGGACGCCGCGCTGGTGTCGACATCGGAGAGGATGACCCAGGGCAGCAGGACGAGCTTGTCGTTGGCGGCGGTGGCGCGGCCAGCGGCGACGAAGAGGGGGCCGGGCCCGGTGCCGTCGGCATCGGCCGGACTGACCTTCGGGAGGACACCGGACACGCCGTCAGCGACGACGATGTCGTACTGGGCGACAGCTGCCGTGGCAACACCCTCCATGGCCGAGGCCCAGGGGGTGACGGCTGCGGGGTAGACTTCGCGCTGCTGAATGAGAGCCACGGGCTCCTCCTTGGTTGGTGCCCCGAGCATATCAGGGGTATGGCGGGTTCCTCCCCGTTGTGTTACCCGTGTCACACGACCAAGGAGCCCTCATGGGACGGCGACGCAAGGAGTACATCCCAGTCCGGTACGACGCCGGGACCACCCGACGGGTGGATGCCCTACGCGACTACATCGGAGCAGAGTGTCTCTCGAGGGCGGAGAACCCTGACGGGGTGGACCGGTCCGAGGTCATGCGGGAGCTGTTGAACTTCGCGGTTACGGTGTACGAGCGCCGCGCCGAAGCCTGGCGGGCGGAGCACGGCACCCCTTGACACAACTTTGACAGGTTGTCACACGGAGCGAACACATGAAGAGAGCCGGTGCTCAGATCGTCATCGCTCCGGGTATGGACGGCGGCGCCATCCGGCAGATGTTCAGCGTCCCCGAAGCCTTCGTCTCCATGTGCAAGATCGTCCGTGAGAACGAGACCACGGGGTATCTGAACCCGACCCCCGCTCAGGTCCGCGCCATCCGCGCCGTCGAAGCGAACAAGTGGACCTTCATCACCAAGTACCGTCAGGCGAAGATGACGACGGTGACCCTGATGCACTTGTTGCTCAGGGACTGCATGTACCTGCAGGGCATCGCAGGCATGCTCATCGCCGACACCAACGCGACCGCCGAGATGGCGTTCAAGCGGCTCCGTTTCGCCTACGAGAACCTCCCCGAGCCCATCAGGATGCCGCTCGCGGCGGGGTCGAAGGGCTCCAAGAAGGAGCTCGAGTTCGTCCACGGAGGGAACATCATCATCAAGTCGCTGGAGGGGCGGGCGCCCGCTGTTGGTCACTCCATCGACCGGCTGCACATCACGGAGCTCGGTGAGGCGCTGCACCAGCAGAAAGCCATCATCAACCTGTTCCCCGGCATCAACAAGCGGCCGAACGCGAAGCTGGTCATCGAGAGCACGCCGGGTCGCGCAGGTTCCTTCCACGAGCGGATGTGGCACGAGGCGCTGCGGCGCGAGGGGCAGTTCTACCCCCTCTTCCTCGAGTGGTGGTTGGACGACACGTGCCGCCTCCCTGTCCCCAAGGGCTTTGACCCTTCAGAGGAGGAGCTCGAGTACCTGGGCAACCACCCCGGCATGACCATGGAGAACCTCTACTTCATGCGGACCCGCCTGCGGTCTGAGTTCGTCGGCGACAACCGCCTGTTCAGCGCGAAGTACCCCTCCGACCCGTACGACGGTTGGATCGGGAGTCAGCGCCCGATGATGCCCGAGGAGGTGCTGCGGCACCTCCTCGAGACCGCGCAAGACGACCCTCCTGAGGGCTCGCACGGTTGCGGAGAGTTCATCTCCCCGATCGAGGGGCATCGCTACGAGGTCTTCGCCGACCCGACCGGCTTCGGCGCGGTGGGTGACCCTGCCGCACTGACCGTGTTCGACGTGGACACTCTGGAGGAGGTCGCGGTCTGGTCCGGCCGGGAGGCCCCTGACCGCTTCGCCGTACGCATCCAGCTGGTCTGCCAGCGCTACAACGGCGCCCGCGCCATCGTCGAGTCCAACCACGCGGGCTGCATCACCGCGTTGCGCGAGCTTGGAGTGAAGATCACGTACTCCAAGCGGCAGCCTGGTTGGTACGCCACCGCGAAGCGCGTCGCTCAGGCAGAGTTCGCGCTGGTCAGGATGCTCCGAGAGGACGACTTGATCATCCGCTCCCGCGCCGGCCTGCAGCAGCTGCTCCGCTACGACGGGGACTTCTCCCGCCGCGTCCAAGGTGCCGACGGCGAAGGGCACCACTTCGACCGCGCCCGCACCTACGTGATGGCGGCCGACATCCTCATCAAGGCCAAGCGCATCATCGACCGGCGAGCCACGCGTCGTCAGCGGGAACAAGACCAGATGGTCGAGATGGAAGACCTTCCGCCTGGGACCATCCCCTACCGGCTGATCGCAGACGAACGTGGTAGTATCCGCCGCAAGCGGCAGGAGTCGGCCTTCTCCGTCCCCAAGTTGAGGTGAGCAGTGAAAAAGACCCCCATCCGCGACTACAACCAGTCCAAGCGCGACTACCTCGAAGCCGAGAAGAAGAAGCGCGACGACAAGGCTGACCCCGCCCCCGACTCGAAGGACTCCTGACATGAACTACCAACAGACCTTTGACGACCTCTGGACGAAGGCTACGCAGGCGGCGGTTCGCACCCGTGAGGAGGCGAACGAGGCGGCCAAGGCGTTGGGGCTGGAGGACTGGATCACTCCTGCGGAGAACGAGCTCACCGACCAAGGTCGGGTGGGCGCGAACCGCGACCAAGGCGCGAGGACGCCGGCCGCCGGTCCCGTCGAGGCCACGGACAGTGACATTCGCGGCGGACGCCGTGGTGACAGGGCGGACCTGGCGTCTATCCAGGCACAGACCCGTGCGAAGCAGCCGACCGCCGAGATGGTGGATCAACGCAACGTGCTTCGCCGCGGCGGCGCCGAGACCACCTCCCCCTACGGCTTCATGGATGACGGGGTGACGAACCCGAGGATCGAAACCACCCTCCCCTTGGAGACGACGGTTGAGGTCGAGAAGACCCAGTCCATGCCCACTGCTCGTGGTGCAACCGCCGTCCCAGACGTCACTGCCGGGGGTCGGACCGCGCGCGGCGTCTCTGGTCGCGCCGCCGCCGACCTCGGGCCCGACCGTCCCGACTTGGAGGACACCCGTACCGCCGACGGTCGCACCACCAACGACCGGACCGCGCGCGGCGTCTCTGGTCACGCCGCCGCCGACCTCGGGCCCTCCCGTCCCGACTTGGAGTACACCACCAACGACCGCACCGACCCGATGCCGTCTCGGTCGGAGCTGAGAAAGAAGGTGGCGGACGCCGCCGCTCGTCACAACCTCGACAGGGAACTGGCCGCTCTCAGCAAGGTCGAGTTCGACGATGTGACGGGTACCCTCGAGAAGCTCGCTCGAGACGCTCGCAAGCTGGACCCCAAGGCGGCGCTCTCCGCCGTGATGTCATCCCCCGCCGCCAAGACCTTCAAGAAGTTCCTCGGACCGGCGGGCACCGTTCTGAGCGCTGCCGTCATCGGAGACATCCTCTCCGACATCGGGGCATCGGCGCAGAAGGGAGACCTCGGCGCGGTGGGTACGGGTACGGAAGCACTCGCAGAAGAACTGAACCCGATTCCGGGTGTCAGCGTATCCGACGCGGGTCGCCGCCTCAGTGCACATTACGGGGGCGGAGACAAGCCCTCCTCCCATGACTACGCGGCCCGAGCGAAGGCAGCCGAGACCACCGACCGTGCCTTGAGTCACATCAAGGCGAAGAAGATCGCATCCGACAGGGCGGCGGAGACAGCAGACCGAGACATCCTGGCTGACGACCTCACCTTCCAAGATCGGGAGGTCGAGGTTGAGACGCCTGCGGAGAAGAAGCCTACGGCGAAGAAGGGACAGCCGGGGCTACTCGCGATGGGAGCCGTAGGTTCTGATGTTGCTCAGCTTCAAAAGGACCTCCAGGCGCTCGGCGCCTTGACGGGAGGCATCTCGGCAGACGAGCAGGGGGGCATCTTCGGGGCTCAGACGAAGCGCGCTGTGGAAGCGTTCCAGCGTCGAGAGGGGCTCACAGTCGACGGGATGTTCGGTCCCGACACCAAGGATGCGCTGATGGTAGCGATCGACCGCAACAACTACATCCAGACCTTACCCTACCCCGAAGGGAGGCGTGCCCTCGAGGACGTGTACCGTGCGTACACAGAGCGGATTCGCAACCGCAGCTGAACGCACACCCCCCTCTCCCCCTGAGCTGATCCATGGCCAAGCTGGCTGACCTCATCGAGCACCACCTGTCGTACTATCGTGAGAACGAGAAGGACGACATGGACCGGGCTCGCGCATACTACCGAGGCGACTTCTGGGACGCCTCGGTGTCGAAGGGCGCCGGTCTTGACCACCGTCTCGCGAAGATGTACGCGCAGAAGAACTTGATCTTCGCCATCGCCGACACCGCGACATCGAGCCTCTTGGGGCCGAACCCGCGCGTGGCGGCGATGCCTCGGACCCCGCAGAGCGCGGAGTTCCGGGGTGCGACCACGGGCCTGATGGGCTGGGCCTTCGACACCGTCAAGATGCGGCGGCGGTCGGGGCTCGCCTTGATGGACTCCACGCTCTGCAAGCGCGGGGTCTTCAAGACCTCGTGGAACTCGAAGCTCGACCAGCCGGTCGTGAGCAACCCGAACCCCGCGACGGTCTTCTTCGACCTGACCGCGCGTGACCCAGACGACATCCGGTACTGGGCGCAGGCCTGCCCTCTGACCCCCTCCGTGTTCGCACAGAAGGTCAAGAGCGGTCGCTACAAGCTGGGCGAGGGCAAGGATGAGATCAAGCCCGAGACCTCGCCCGACTGGATGCTCGACAACGTGCAGAAGCAGTCGTTGAAGCAGTTCTCGTCCATCGACAAGCGCGTCATGGTCTACGAGTACTACGACTGCGAGTCGGGCACGGTCATCCACTACCACAAGGACACCGACACCGTTCTCTTCAAGGGAACGCTCGACTACATCCCGTTCAGCATGTTCTCGCTGAACCACAGCGGAGTGGACTGTACCGGTCTGTCTGAGGTCCAGCTGGTCCTCGACCAGCAGACGAACATCAACCAGCTCCTGACCCTCTGGAAGCGCATCGTCTATCTGCAGGTGCCCAAGATCTTGTACGATGCCGGGAAGATCGACAGCCACGAGCTCGACAAGGCGATGGACGCCATCGTGGGCTCGCTGGTCCCCGTCGAGGCCGACGGTGTAGACGAGATGCGGAACTTCGCCGCGCTGTTCTACCAGATGCCGACGCCCGACGTGCCCGCCGCCGTCATCCAGTTCATCCAGCGGCTCGAGAACGACGCGGGCTTCGTGTCCGCCCTGGCCGAGGCCGCTCGCGGCCAGGTGGCCGGCGCCAAGACCGCGACCGAGATGAGCATCATCAACTCGCAGATGCGGAACCGCCTGGCGACCCGCGAGGGGCACCTGAACACCGCCATCGAGGACGTCGGCTCGAAGATGTTCTACTTGATGCAGCGGTACATGAAGCGGTCCCGCATGGTCCGCATCGCAGGCGCGGAGATGTTCACCCATCTGCCGCTGCAGACCCTGCGTGAGCTCGAGATGGACTTCGAGATGGTGTCCTACAACCCCATCCGCAAGAACCCCGCCGTGCTCCTCGAGACCCTGCAGGCGATGGTCCCGCTGCTCGCGCAGGCCCCGAACATCGACATCTACCGGCTCTTCGAGGAGCTGGTCAAGGGTCTCGGTCTGCCCTCGGACATCATCATCCCCGAGGAGAAGGCCCGCGCCGCGCAGGCACAGGCCGCTCAGGCTCAAGCGCAAGCCGAGCAGCAGAAGTCGCTGGGCGGTGCTGCCGTCAAGGAGACCCCCACGGACTCCGAAGCACAGGCGACCATGCAAGGGGAGGCCGCCGAGATGCCCCCCGAGGTCAAGGCGCAGGTCCAACAGCTCGCCGCCCAACAGGGCGGCAGCCCCCCGCAGTAGGCGACCCAGATGTCCGACTACGACAAGAAGAAGAAGGCGATGAAGGCGAGCGCGCGGAAGACGCAGAAGGATCGCACTGCCTGCAACAAGCCTCGGAGGATCCGAGAGGGTGAGCCGGGGCATGGTCGCAAGAAGAGCGTGGTGACCGCGTGCAAGGACGGGAAGAAGAAGACCATCATGTTCGGCGACCCCAACATGACGATCAAGAAGGCGCAGCCTGGGCGCCGAAAGAACTTCCGAGCGCGACACAGCTGTGATACAGCGAAAGACAAGTTCTCCGCCCGCTACTGGTCCTGCAAGGCCTGGTAGTTGACCTCTCGTCCAACAGCTCGCTGGTAGCCACGGTCAGAGCCCCCCTCAATAGGAGACCGAAATG